CGTACTCAAACGACAATCATATAGGAGATTATATTATGAGAACAATGAAGAACATGAAGAAAAGATCTAAGAAAAAAGCTATGAAGAAGAAAAAGAATATGCGTAAAGTTAAGGGTATGAAGTAATGTTAACTAAAAAACAACAAACATTACCTAAATTTCTACAGGATAAGATAATGCAGTCCAAGAAGAAGGACGAAAAGAACCCTGATCGTGTAGTTCAAAGGAAAAATAAGAAGTTTTATGGCTAAAAAAACAAAAAAATCAGGCGGATCACCTAAACCTAAGAACCCTGCACTCTATGCTAGGGTAAAAGCAGAGGCTAAAAAGAAATTTAAGGTGTATCCTAGTGCATATGCCAATGCTTGGCTTGTAAAAACCTACAAAAAGCGTGGCGGAAAGTACTAGTGGCTTACAAAGGTGGGCTACGCAAGTGGTTCAAAGAGGATTGGCGTGATGTCAAGACTGGAAAGAAGTGTGGTCGTAGTGGCAAGAAGGACAAAGGGAGACCTTACCCTGCTTGTAGACCCAAAAGAGTAGCTAGTCGTATCTCAAAGAAAGAAGCTAGCAAAAAAACTGGACCAAAAAGAGTCAACTGGTCTGTAACAGCATCAGGAAGAAGGAGGAAGAATGGCAAGAAGACGAGATAAGATGCCTCCTAGAAATAAAAAGAACTTCAGACCTACAAAGTCTGGAGCTGGTATGACTAAGGCAGGAGTAGCTGCGTACAGACGAGCTAATCCAGGTAGTAAATTAAAGACTGCTGTAACAGGCAAAGTAAAAAAAGGCAGTAAAGATGCCAAAAGAAGAAAGTCATTCTGTGCTAGAAGTGCAGGACAAATGAAAAAATTCCCAAAGGCTGCAAAAGATCCTAACTCTAGATTGAGACAGGCAAGACGCAGATGGAAATGTTAAGGAGAGAATATGTCAGTTAAATTAGTTACTGTTGATAATGATACTGTTGAATTGAAAGACAATAAAGTTGTTGGAAAAGATTCTAGATTTGATGGTATGGATGTCAAAACAAATGCAGATATCATGAAAGTATTTGGTGTTAAGCCAGGTGTTAACCTAGCTGATTATCAAATGAACAGAGTACCAAGACAAAAGAATTTACCTAATTCAATGTTTTATGGTGATGCTGGTGAAAGAGAACTATACATGAACGCTGTAAGAGTAATGCGTGGTGAGATCAAAGGACCAAGAGCAGAACAAATAATGACAGCATTTGAAGGTCAGTTCGGTCAGGGTGCTATGGATAAACTAAGACAGGATGCACTCAAAGGTTCACCAACTGAACAGAAGTTATTTCCTATGTTGGATGCTATGAAGTTAGAAAGTTTCCGTGATAGATTTCCTGAAGCAAAACAAATTAAACCACCAATGCCTAACTATGGAGCTATGATACCTAAGTTACCAGAAGGTTATACAGAACCAAAACCTATGAATAACGCACCAATCAATCCAACGTTTAGACCAGGAATAGATCCTATGGGATTACCAAATAGAAGACCAAGCAATATTCCAGGCAATATGACAATGGGTCCAAAACAATTAAATAGAATGCTTATGGCAAATATGATGGGATTGTTAGCATAATGGCTAGACCTAAAGGAATTAAAGCAGGAACAAAAGCGGAACGCCTAGCAGCAGAACTAGGCAAAGGACAAACTACACCTCTTAAGTATATGTTGAATATGTTGAATAATCCTAAAGTATCTATTGAAAAAAAGATGTGGGCAGCAAAAGAAGCTGCACCATTTGTACATTCTAAACTAGCATCAGTTAATAAAACTATTTCAGGAGATGAAGATAAACCTATTGCAGTTACAATAGGATGGCGTAAAAAGAAATAATGGAAATAGAGATTCCTTACGAGCCAAGACCTTTACAGGAAAAGATACACAATGAATTAAAACGATTCAATGTTTTAGTTTGTCATAGACGATTTGGTAAAACAGTATTGGCAGTAAATCATTTAATTATGACTTGCTGTGAAAAACCTAATTCTAGATTGGCGTATATAGCACCAACATATCGCCAGGGTAAGGCAGTCGCTTACGACTATTTAAAAGAATATACAGAACCCTTAATGAAACTTGGTGGAAAGCGTCACGAAACAGAACTCAAAGTAGATCTTTGGAATGGATCTAGAATACAAATCTTTGGAGCAGACAACCCAGACTCACTTCGTGGTTTAGGATTTGATGGAGTAGTGTTGGATGAGTTTGCTCTCATGTCACCTCGAACTTGGTCAGAGATTGTACGACCTGCAATAGCAGATAAACTTGGATATGTTATATTCATTGGAACACCAATGGGTCATAATCATTTCTGGGAAGTATATGATCTTGCTAAAAGACGAGGTGGTGATTGGTATGCTGAGTTATATCGAGCATCAGAATCAGATGTTATATCTGAAGATGAACTTGAAGAAGCTCGACTTACAATGCCTGAAGATCAATATGAACAAGAGTTTGAAGTTTCATTTCAAGCAGCAGTAAGTGGTGCATACTACGGTAAGCAAATACAAAAGGCAGAAAGAGAAGAACGGATTACTGATATTGATTACGATCCTAACAATGAAGTAGAAACATGGTGGGATTTAGGTATCGGTGATTCAACAGCAATATGGTTTGCACAAAGATCAGGAACTGAAATACACCTGATTGATTATTTAGAAACATCTGGTGAATCATTAGCATACTATGTAAAAGAAATAGAAGCTAAAGGTTATAACTATGGTAGGCACATAGCACCACATGATATAACAACAAGAGAGCTGGGTACTGGTAAGTCCAGGCTAGAAGTTGCAAGAGATTTAGGTATTGACTTTGAAGTATGTCCTAAATTAGAAATAGATCATGGTATCGAAGCTGTGAGAAATAACTTAGATAACTGTTGGTTTGATAAGAACAGATGTAAATATGGTATTGATTGTTTGCGACAATACCGTAAACAGTTTGATGATAGAATGCAGACATTTAAAAATAAACCTCTACACGATTGGGCATCACACGGAGCTGATGCATTTCGCTATGGATGTTCTGTTGATGGACCAACAAGAACTGATTGGGCAAGACCAATGTATGTAGATACTAGATATATTGTTTAAGGAATTATATGGCTAAAGGAAAAGAACTAGACGAATTTGAATTGTCAGGAATATTAGGTGAACATATCAAGAACAGTTATGGATATTATTCATCTGAACTTACAGAAGCTAGACGCAAAGCTAATGAATATTATTTTGGTGAAGCATTTGGTAATGAAGTAGAAGGTAGATCACAAGTAGTATCTACAGATGTTTCTGATACTATTGAATCTATACTACCCCCATTACTTAGAATATTCACAGCTAGTGATAATGTTGTAAAAGTAGAACCAGTAACACAAGAGGATGTTGCTATTTCTGAACAAGCTACTGATTATTTAAATCATATATTTAATAAAGATAACGATGGCTTTACTGCATTGTACACAATGTTTAAAGATGCATTGCTACAAAAGAATGGTATATGCAAAGTATATTGGGATGACTCTGAAAGAGTAGAAAGAGAAACATACGAAAACTTATCTGATGATGAGTTTAACATGTTGATTGAAGAAGACGGTGTTGAAGTATTAGAACATACTGAGTACATAAGTGAAACATTTGTAAAACAAAAAGAGAAAGCTCAAAAAGAAATTGATGAAGCAGGAGATGCTCTTGTTGTAGCAGATGCACAAGAACAGTTGGATGCTTTAGAAACTCCTATGATGCATGATGTAGTTGTATCTAGAACACAAACATTTGGTAGAGTTAAAATAGAACCAATACCACCTGAAGAATTTTTAATTGAAAGACAAGCTAAGTCTTTGAAAGATGCTAACTTTGTATGTCATAAAGTACCTATGACTAGAAGCTCATTAATAGAAATGGGTTTTGATTATGATACTGTTTATGAATTACCATCTGAAAATAAAGAGCAATACAATTCAGAAAGATCTACTCGTTATAGAAATGTAGATGATGATTATGATAGAACTGTAGGAGATAGATCTACAGAAGAAATAATTATTTACGAGTCTTACATTAAAGTTGATATGGATGGTGATGGTATTGCTGAGATGAGGAAGGTAACTAGTGCAGGAGATAATGGTTATACAATACTAGATAATGTTCCTGTAGATGCACATCCATTCTGTTCAATAACACCTATCATTGTACCACATAGATTCTATGGTAGATCAGTATCTGAACTAGTAGAAGATATACAGTTAGTAAAATCTACTGTGCTAAGACAAGTATTAGATAACATGTATCTAACTAATAATAACAGAGTTGCTGTTATGGATGGTCAAGTTAATCTTGATGATCTATTAACAAACAGACCTGGAGGCATAGTTAGAACTAAAGCTGCACCAAATCAAGTTATGATGCCAATGCAAAATCAACCATTGAGTAATCAAGCATTTCCATTACTTACATATTTAGATACTGTAAAAGAAGAACGAAGTGGTATTACTAAATATAATCAGGGTATGGATACTGATACACTTAATAAAACTGCATCAGGTATAAATACAATTCTATCTCAATCACAAATGAGAATGGAATTAATAGCTAGAGTATTTGCAGAGACAGGTGTTAAAGATATATTCAAAAAGATATTTGAACTTATTGTTAAGTATCAAGATAAAGAACGCATAGTTAAAATTAGAAATAACTTTGTACCTATGAATCCAATGGAGTGGAAAGATCGTTGTAATATTTCTATTAATGTAGGACTGGGTACAGGATCAAGAGACCAACAGTTACAAATATTAAATGCAATTTTAGGTAGACAGTTAGAAGCTATCAAACTTCAAGGATCTGCTAATGGACCAATAGTAAATCTTAATAATATTTATAATACATTAGCTCGTATCATGGAGAATGCAGGACTAAAAGATGTAGCTGCACACTTTACAGATCCTAGAATTGGTATGCAGAATATGCGACCAAGACAGAAACAACCTACTGAGTTTGAAAAAGTATCACAGATACAGACACAACAAAAAGCAGCAGAAGCTCAGATGAACTATGAGAATAGATTGAGAGAACTAGAGCTTAAATATCAAAGAATGATACTAGACTTTGAAACAAAAGCTAAAGAGCTAGAGCTTAAGTATGCTGCTGATATTGATGAGAAAGCTATAAGACGAGCATCATTAGAACAAAAAGGTTTTAGTGATACTAATAAACAAATGCTTGACGCAGCTACTAAAAATATATTACAACCAGAACAACCAGTAAGTAGTACAACAATAGCAATAGATGTCGAACCTGATCAAAGAAAGTAGTCGAGGCGTAAAAGCTCAACAGATACTAGATAACGAATTATACAAAGAATCATTTGACGAATTGAAAAAGTCATATGAAGAAGCGATATTTCAAACTAAACCAACAGATGATAAAGCTAGGTTTTCCATATACCTGGCATATCAGATATTAGGTAAAGTTGAAAACCATCTCCGTACTGTTATGGAGACTGGTAAACTTGCAGATAAACAATTGCAAGATCTAAAAAAATAGCACCAACCATTTGGAGTGCTAATATAACACCAACCTATAAGGAGTGAATTATGGCTGACCAAGCTACTAATGTAATAGACGCTGGTAAAGTTATTGCTGGTCTTATGACTAGTCAACCTGAACCACAAACAACTGAAGAACCAGTTGAAGCAGAAGCTGCACCTGTAGAAGAATCACAGGATGAAGATACTGTAAACCCTAGTGATGTTCCATATATGGAGCAAGAACTAGAAGAAGCACCAGCAGAAGAAGCTGTTGCTGAAGAAGAAGCTACACAAGATATTAATGAAAATTCAGAGGAGCCTTCTTATACTGTCAAAGTTGATGGTAGTGAGATGGAGGTGACCCTTGATGAATTACTTCGAGGGTATCAAAGAGAAGCTGATTACACACGCAAAACATCTGAACTGTCCTTAGAGAGATCAAGGCACAACGATATGATGCAACAATCTCAATCAGAGATAAATCAAAAATTGTCTAAGCTAACTGAACTAACTTCAGCTGCGCAACAAGAATTGCAAAATGAATATAGCAATATAGACTTTGAAAAACTTTATGAAGACGATCCTGTTGAAGCTGCAAGGCTTGAACACAAGATGCGTAAAAGAGCAGAGAATCTACAAAGAATACAAGAAGAGACTCGTAATAATCAAATGAATGAGTTTCAAAAGTATCTTCAGGAACAACAAGCAAAAGTTGCTACAATGATTCCTGAATTTAATGATCCTGCAAAAGCATCTAGGATTAAATCAGAAATGCGAACTTATCTTACTAAGTTAGGATATAACAATAATGAGATAGCTAGTGTATATGATTCAAGACAAGTAATGTTAATCAAAGATGCTATGGCATATGACAAACTTAAAAAGTCAAATGTTAAAGTTACTAAGAAAGTTGCTAAAGCACCGAAGGTTGTAAAACCAGGTGTTCCTAAAACTAAGGCTGAACAAGCCAGTAAGCAAAGACGAGATAAACTAAATCATCTCAAAAAGACTGGTAGCGTAAGATCTGCTGCAAAAGTCTTTAGAGATTATCTTTAATTAATAGGAGGCCCAAATGGCACAACCAAGTAACTTGTACGATACGTACGATACTACTGGTATTAGGGAAGATTTAGTAGATGTGATTTATAACATATCTCCTGAAGATACCCCAATACTTTCAGCGATTCCTAGAACCGCTGCAAAATCTACAAAGCACGAATGGCAACTAGATAGCTTGGCTGCACCTGCTGCTAACGCAGTAATCGAAGGTGACGAGGCAACTACTGATGCCCTAACTGCAACAACTAGAGCATTTAACTTTACTCAGATTTCTGACAAAGTGATTGCACTTTCTGGAACTCAATCAGCTGTTGATGCTGCTGGTAGAGCTGATGAAATGGCTTATCAAATTGCTAAGAAGTCTAAAGAGTTAAAAAAAGATATGGAATTTTCTCTTATCAAAGGGCAAGTTCAAGCTGCTGGTGATGCATCAAACGCTAGAAAATTAGGATCAATCCCTACATGGATTAAAACTAATGGTGATGCAGGATCTGGTGGAGCTTTATCTACTGGCTCTGGTACAGACTTACCTAACTCTGGTACTGACAGAGACCTTACTGAAACAATCTTAAAGACTGTTATCAAAGAGGTTTATGAGTCAGGCGGAGAAATGGATATGTTAATTGTTCCACCATCTGTGAAACAAACTATATCTGGTTTCAACGCTAATACTACTAGATTTGGACAAGCAGATTCTAAAGTTGAGTATGCAGCTATTGATGTTTACTCATCAGACTTTGGTGATTTGCAAGTTGTTCCAAACAGAGTTATGGCAACAACAAGTGAAAGTAATGCATTCCTAATCCAAAGAGATATGGCTGCAGTTGCTTATCTAAGAGACTTTTCAGTTGCTGATCTTGCAAAGACTGGTGACTCTGAGAAGAAACAACTCTTAGCTGAGTACACACTTGAAATGAGAAACGAAGCCGCACACGGTATTCTTCTCGACATCAACCAATAATCTAAGTGAGGGAGCTTCGGCTCCCTCTTTAGAATCATTCTAAGGAACATTATGTATTATAAATTAACAGGAACTGTACAAAAAGTAGACTACACAGCTAGTGCTGCAAATAGCTCTGCTATATCAGATCAAGTTAGGTATGTAAGATTATATGCTACAACTGATTGTCATATATCAATTAGCAATCCTGCTGTCACAGCAACTGCTGCTATGACACCATTGGCAGCAAAAGATTTTGAATATTTTAAAGTAGCACCTGGCAATATCATATCTGTAATTAGATCTTCTGGTAACGGTTCATTATATATTTCAGAATTATCGGAGTAAGCATGACTGATTATAAAGCACCTACTACATTTAAAATTGGAACTACACAAACTGTAGCTGTTGGCAGCTCAAGTGCTGCAACATCTAATGCTTTGAATGGACAAACAAGAGAAATAAGAATAGTAACAACTGTTGATGCTTATGTAGAAATGAACGCAGCTTCACCTACAGCCACATCATCTAGTATTATTGTTCCTGCATTCACACCAGAGTATTTTAGAGTTACTCCTGCAACTAAGGTTGCTGTATTAAGAGTAGGTTCTACAGATGGCACAGCAAGGATCAGTGAACTAGCTCAATGATTGCTACTAGGTTTTCACATAGAGGACAAGATAGATATCGAGATAGAAGAACTGATACACCTAATGACAATATTAAGTTACAAGATGGAACATACTTATTGATTGAAGGTGGAGATAATATTAAATTAGAACAAGCAGTTGGTACTGTATTTAGTGGCAGACCAATACCTAACTAATGGCAAGGAAGGCAAAAAGTTTTACAGCACACGAACCTGGTCCAAAGAAAAGAACTTCTATTGGACATAGTGTAAGATCAAGACCTAAGAATAAACATAAACGAAGAAGTTTTAAAAAGTACAGAGGTCAGGGTAAATGACATTCAAGGAACTTGTAGAGCTTCTAAAGAAAAAAGAAAATGGCAAAAGACCCAAAAGTAGGAACAGGAAAAAAACCAAAGGGAAGTAGTCGTAGACTTTATACAGATGAAAACCCTAAAGATACTGTAAGAATAAAATTTGCTACACCAGCAGATGCTAGAGCTACAGTAAAGAAAGTTAAAAATATTAAAAAACCATATGCAAGAAAGATACAGATTTTAACTGTAATGGAACAAAGAGCAAAAGTTATGGGTAAAAATCAAGTGGTCAGTATTGCAAAAAAAGCAAAAGAACAATTAAGAAGTAAAAGGAATAAGAATGGCAGATAGTAAGATTAGTGAATTAACAGCATTATCTACACCAGCTGATGATGATATATTTGCGATCGTAGATACAGATGCAGGTCAAACCAAAAAGATAACAGCAGCTAATGTAAAATCATATGCAGGTTCAAGCACAGAAGCAATACAGGATATTGTTGGTGCTATGTTTAGTAGTAATACTGAAACTGATATTACTGCAACATATGAAGATGCTGATGGCACTATTGATTTAGTTGTTGGTGTATCTGCTGGTAATTTACCTACAGCAATAGATGCTG